GGAACTGGTTCCATGATTTGTACAAGTTGGGGCAGACAGACAAGGATAGTGATTGGAAAAGTTGGCACTTCACCACCAAGGACAACCCGCTAATCGACCCGACCGAGATCGAGTCGGCGAAGAAGACCTTATCGAGCTTTGCGTTTAAGCAGGAATACATGGCGAGCTTTGATAACGCGGGCTCGGACGTATTCAAGGAAGAGTGGATCAGGTACAGCGAAGAGCCGGACTACGGTAGTTACTATGTGGCGGTGGATTTGGCCGGGTTTGAGGAAGTGGCCAAGCAGGCGGCGAATTCGAAAAAGCGGCTGGACGAGTCGGCGATTGCGATTGTAAAGGTCAGCGAAGACGGGACGTGGTGGGTGAAGGAGATCCAGCACGGGCGCTGGGACATCCGGGAGACGGCGGCGAAGATTCTGATGGCCATGCGCGACTACCGGCCGCTGTCTGTGGGGATCGAACGCGGGGCGCTAAAGAACGCGGTTTTGCCGTATTTGAGTGACTTAATGCGAAAGAATAATGTATATTCGCACATAGTTGACCTGACGCATGGCAACCGAAAAAAAGCCGACCGGATAATCTGGGGACTCCAGGGTCGTTTCGAGCATGGCAGGATCGTGCTAAACGAAGACGGCGACTGGGAAACATTCCTCGACCAACTGCTGTTGTTTCCTGCGCAGGGCGTGCATGATGACCTGCCCGATGCATTGTCCTACATAGACCAGTTGGCCGTGACTTCGTACTTTGCGGACGACGCAGACGATGATTGGGAGCCCATAGACGTTATTGCGGGGTTCTAAGATGGATCAAAACGACTTTGATCAGCCCGACGAAGCTGATAAAGAGTTAATTTCTTTCGTGACCGATCATTGCGATCGGTGGCGTACCTACCGAGATATCAATTTCCTGCCTAACTGGGAAGAATACGAACGAATCTTCCGTGGCGAATGGGCCGTTGAAGACAAAACCCGCGAATCTGAGCGCTCCCGCTTGGTTACGCCGATGACGCAACAGGCGGTCGAGACACGCCACGCAGAGATCATGGAGGCAATCTTTGGCTCGGGCGAGTACTTTGACATCGAAGACGACTTGAAAGACGTCGACGGCAGTCCGCTGGACGTGGAGCAGTTAAAGCGCCAGCTGATGGAGGATTTCAAGAAGGACAAAATCAGAAAATCTATCGATCAGATTGAGTTGTTAGCTGAAATCTATGGTACTGGGGTTGGCGAGATTGTGGTCGGTATGGAGAAGGAGTACATACCGGCGACGCAGCCGATACCAGGGCAGATGGGGCAGGCGGCGATTGGTGTGATTGAGAAGCCGCGCGTGTCGGTGAAGCTGGTGCCGGTCAATCCGAAGAACTTTTTGTTTGACCCCAATGGCACGACGGTGGATGACTGCATGGGCGTGGCGATTGAGAAGTATGTGTCGATCCACAAGGTGGTCAAAAACATCGAGCGCGGTATCTACCGCAAGGTCAACATCACGCCGACCTACGAAGATACCGATCTAGAGCCCACGCAAGAGATCAGTCAGTATCAAGATGAGAAGGTCAAGCTCTTGACCTACTACGGACTGGTGCCGCGTGAGTACTTGAGCGGCAACGACGAGGACGTGGTCGAGTTGTTCCCGGACGAGTCGGCGGCGGAAGACTATCAGGACATGGTCGAGGCGATCGTGGTGATCGCGAACGACGGCATGCTGTTAAAGGCCGAAGAGAATCCGTACATGATGAAGGACCGGCCCGTGCTGTCCTATCAGGATGATACGGTGCCGAACCGTCTGCCAGGCCGTGGGACGGTGGAGAAGGCGTACAACATGCAAAAGGCGATCGATGCGGAAGTACGATCGCACTTGGATGGCCTGGCGCTGACATCCGCCCCGATGATGGCGATGGACGCGACGCGTCTGCCGCGCGGTGCGAAGTTTGAAGTGCGTCCGGGCAAGGCGATTCTGACCAATGGCAACCCGAACGAGATTCTGTTCCCGTTCAAGTTTGGCCAGACCAGCAACGACAATCTGGCCACGGCGCAACGGTTTGAGACGATGCTGTTGCAGGCCACTGGCACGTTGGACAGTCAAGGTATGGTCAGTCAAGTCGCCCGCGATGGCGGCAATGCGGGCATGTCGATGGCGGTGGCTTCGATCATCAAGAAGTACAAGCGCACGCTGGTGAACTTCCAAGAAGATTTCTTGATGCCGTTTATCAAGAAGGCGGCGTTTAGGTATATGCAGTTCGACCCCGAGCGCTATCCGTCGGTCGATATGAACTTCATTCCGACTGCAACGCTGGGCATCATTGCGCGTGAATACGAGCAGGCGCAGTTTATTGCGCTGTTGCAGACGCTTGGCCCCGACACACCGGTGCTGCCGCTGATTCTAAAAGGGATTGTGGCCAACAGCAGCCTGTCGAACCGCATGGAATTGATGGATGCGTTGACGCAGATGGCTCAACCGAACCCCGAGCAGCAGCAAGCCGCGATGATGCAGCAGCAGTTGGCGTTGCAAGCAGCGCAGGCACAGATTGCGGTCAATCAGACGCAGGCTGAACGCAACCGTGCCGAGGCGATCAATACCACGATCGAGACGAAATTAAAGCCGATCGAGGTGCAAAGCAAGATCATGGCGGCGAATACGCAGAATTTGCCGAATGACGCCGAGTTAGCCAGTCAAGAATTCGACAAGCGGGTCAAAATCGCCGAATTGATGCTGAAAGAGGCCGACATCAAGAACAAATCGAAGATTGTCGAGATGCAAATGGCCGAAAAACGCAACAAGATCAGCGGTATGGAAGAGGATTTCCTCGACGAACTGACGAAGGAGCTTGGCGGTGGACGTTGAAAGCCTAAAAACCTACCTGATTCTTCAGGACATGACGGATGATCAGCAAGAAACCATCCTGTCGTCAGTACGCGCCGCTAACGAGAAGGCTAAACAGCTCAAAAAAGAGCGAATTAGCCAGAATGTCGGCATAGTTGTCGATGCGTTGAAGAAGATCGAGGCGGACATCCGCGCTCGATACGACGATCTAGGCAATAAGATCGAGACACGCGTCAATTCCATCCAAGACGGCCGCGATGGTAGCGATGGTCGTGATGGTAAGGACGGCAAAGACGGACGCCCAGGCCGTGATGGGGTGATAGGCCCAATGGGCCCGGCCGGTCGAGATGGTATTGACGGCGTTGATGGTGAAGATGGTGTGTCGGTCACCGACGCGAAGATTGATTTTGATGGCTCGCTTGTCATCACGCTCTCGAATGGGCGTGAAATCAACGTTGGTGAGGTTGTTGCACCAGATTTAGCCGAGCGTATCAAGGTCATTACCAATGGCGGCGGCACTTCGCAGACGGTGTTAAACACATTAGCGTCCTTGCAGACGCAGATCAACAACTTGATACCTAGCCAGACAGGCAACGCAGGCAAATACCTGACAACGAATGGTTCTGCCTTGTCGTGGGCGTCAGTTGCCGGTGGTTTGAGTTACCAAGGTACATGGAATGCGAGTACGAATACGCCGGCATTGGCGTCTAGTGTCGGCATAAACGGTTATTACTACGTAGTAGCCACTGCCGGGTCGACAAATTTAAATGGCATCACCGACTGGCAAATTGGCGATTGGTTGCTGTTTAACGGCACTGTTTGGCAAAAGATCGATCAATCCGAATTAGTGACTTCCGTTGCATCTGCCGATTCAAGCGTTACTGTCACAACGACTGGCCCGGCAGTTGATTTGGCGGTGTATTCGTCGCCCAGGTTGATCGCACAGGTGCGCAACGAGACGGGCGCAACGCTTACCAAGGGTACGGTTGTCTACGTCAACGGTGCTGCCGGCAACAAAGCAACCGTTACCAAAGCGATTGCAACGAGCGACGCGACATCCGCACAGACGTTTGGCCTGATTGCGGCTGATATATCAAACAATCAGAATGGTTACGCCATTCTTGTTGGTGAGATTGCAGGACTAGACACCTCGGCGTTTACCGCTGGCGCGCAGTTGTACTTGAGTTCGACCACGGCAGGCGCGTACACCGCAACGAAACAGTATGCACCGAATCACTTGGTGTATGTCGGCGTCGTTACGCGTAGTCATGCCAACCAAGGCACGATTGAAGTGCGGATTCAGAATGGCTATGAGATGGACGAGTTGCACAACGTCTCGGCGCAGAATCCAACCAATGGCCAAGTATTGATTTACAACGCGTCAACCAGTCTGTGGGAGAAGAATACCTTAACTGATGGCACAGGCATCACGATAACTGAAGGTGCCGGATCGATTACGATTACTAACTCAGCGCCGGATAAGACAGTAGCATTGACAGGCGCCGGGACGACCAGTATTAGTGGTACGTACCCGAACTTTACTATTACGTCGAACGATCAGTACGCAGGTACGGTGACGAGTGTTGGCGGTACAGGCACGGTTAACGGTATCAGTTTATCGGGGACGGTGACATCAAGTGGTACTTTGACGCTAGGCGGCACGTTATCTGGCGTTGACTTAACCACCCAAGTGACGGGCACACTGCCAATTGCTAACGGCGGTACAGGCCAAACGACTAAGACACCTGCATTTGATGCGTTGGCACCAACGACAACAAAAGGCGATTTGATTGTCTATGATGGTACGGACAACATTCGTCTTGCTGTTGGCACAAACGGCTATTTGTTAACGGCGGATTCAGCGCAAACCTCTGGCGTGAAGTGGGCAGCTGCACCGGTCAGCACCACGGTAGCAGACGATACGTCGACAAACGCAACGTACTACCCGACGTTTTCAACCGCAACGTCTGGCACGTTTTCCACAGCTACGGTATCTAGCACTAAGCTCACGTTTAACCCGAGCAGCGGCGTACTAAACGCAACCGTCCCCAGGGCATCCAACGGTATCTTTGTGAACAGCGCGACTGTATCGACAAGTTATACGATTGCAGCGGGGGACAACGGGGTATCGGCTGGAACGATTACGGTGAATAGTGGCGTGACTGTCACGGTATCTAGCGGCTCCAAGTGGACTGTGGTGTAGAGGATAAATCATGGCATCGACGATTACAGCGGGTAATGCAACAAATGGATTAGCGGTATCTTGTGACAACACCGGGATACTGGAACTCAAGACGGGTACAGGGTCGGGTACGACTGCGGTAACGATTGGTACAGGACAGAGCGCCACGTTTGCTCAGGCTGCTAATTTACCGAATACGTTTGGCTTCAAGAACCGCATCATCAACGGCGCGATGGTCATAGATCAGCGGAACGCTGGTGCGAGTGTGACTCCAACCACAAACCAAACTTATACGGTAGATCGGTGGAAAGCAGCTATATCTCAAGCGTCCAAATTTTCAGTACAGCAGTCTTCTATAGCCCCAACAGGATTTAATAAATCAACACTTGTAACATCATTGTCAGCATACACAGTAGGTGCTTCTGAGGTTTTTCAACTTGTGCAAGCGGTAGAAGGTGTAAATGTCGCAGATTTTTCTTGGGGCATTTCTGCTGGAACAACTTGTACGCTTTCATTTTTGGTGCGCTCAAGTCTGACAGGAACCTTTGGTGGTTCTCTTACGAACGGCAACGGCGCAGCTACCGCATCATATCCATTCAGCTACACAATTTCTGCCGCAAATACTTGGGAACAAAAAAGCGTCATAATTGAAAGCCCAACAATTGGCTCTTGGAATACTAATACATCTACTGCGTTTAATCTTCGTATTAGCTTGGGCACTGGATCGACTTACCAAGGCACTGCTGGCTCATGGGTTGCAAGTGATAAAGAAAGTGTTACTGGCGAAACGCAGGTTGTAGCCACCAACGGAGCAACCTTCTTCATCACCGGAGTGCAGCTAGAAAAAGGTTCTACCGCTACTAGCTTTGATTTCAGACCGCACGGTACGGAGTTGGCGTTGTGTCAGAGGTATTACGAAACAACGTACCCACCTGGGACGGCAGTTGGTTCTGTTCACTCTGGTCCGGTCAATTTCCGCGCACCAACTACATCCAGTTCAATAATTAGCTGCTGCTCCTATAAAGCAACAAAACGTACCTCACCTACCATTACATTTTGGAACGGTGCGGCAGGAACGTCTGGGACTTGGCGTGGATCAAGCGGCGCAAACCGAACTATGTCTGTCACCTTCGCTTCAGAGAATGGATTTGGTGCAATTGGTGGGAGTTCCGATGATTTTATGCAGCAAGGCCATTGGGAAGCATCTGCGGAGCTATGACCATGTACAAACTAGTTCAAGATTTTGAGGGCAATTGCGCTGCGCCGTTTGTGCGTCGGATTGGCGACAGCGCTTTCATACCCTTCGACCCCGCGAACACCGACTACCAAGCCTATTTAGCTTGGCTTGCCGAGGGCAACGAGCCATTGCCACCAGATGAAGGAGAAGCATAATGTCAACGGGGCTGAAAGCAAACTCAGACGGAAGCGCAGCTATTCAGGTAGGCGGTAGTGATGCGATTACTTTAACGTCAGGTGGTGCAGCAGCGTTCTTGACCAGTCCTACGACGGTGCAAGCGGGAACAGCAGCGGCTCCTAGCATTACGTTCTCGGGCGACACGAATACAGGTATTTACTCACCTAGCGCAGATACGATTGCTTTAGCTGCTGGAGGAACGCTAGTAGGATCTGTAGGTCTTGGTACGACATTAGCTTTACAAGGCGCAACATCACAGTCAGGCACAGGCATCACTTTCCCCGTAACACAATCAGCATCGTCTAATGCGAATACGCTGGATGACTATGAGGAGGGGACTTGGACACCGAGTGTAACTTCTCTTGGTGGAACAATAACAACTGTGGGAACGGTATCTGGAACTTATACAAAAATAGGTCGAACAGTAGTGGCTACTTATGAGGTTGCAATAACAACTGCTGGAACTGCTACAAGTGCAATCCAAGTCGCTGGATTACCTTTTACTTGTGGGATTCGTGCTGTTGGTTGCGGTAGAGAAGTAAATTTAACAGGATATATTACATCAGGAATATTAGCAACAAGCAGTTCAACAATTAGTGTTAGATACTACGATGCGTCTTACCCCGGCGCTAGTGGTTCTCAAAACACAGGAACAATTATTTACCAAGTTTAATTATCTACGCCGGACTAGCGTAGACGGACACTAACAGGAGAATCAAATGGCAATCACTAAAGAAACAGTTGTTGACCAAATTACAGTAACTGAGAACGGCATCGTTCTGTACCGCGAGGCGACTCGCATCATTGAAGATGGCAAGGTGTTGACGCAGACGTATCACAGAACAAGCCTGACACCGGGACAAGACTTAGAAGGTCAGCCAGCTAATGTCGTTGCTATCTGCAATGTAGCGTGGACACCGGAAGTCGTTGCTGCATATCAAGCAGCGCAGGAAGCGAATAATTTAGGAGTTTGACATGGCTCTCGTACTTGATGGCACAAACGGGATATCTGGCGTTGACGGTACTGCAGCGAATCCGTCACTAGAAGGCACAGACAGCAACACAGGCGTATTCTTCCCTGCTGCGGATACTGTAGCGATAGGTACGGGTGGTACTGAAGCGTTGCGGGTGAATAGTTCGCAGAACGTGGGGATTGGTACGACTTCGCCTGCTACCAAACTGCACGTTTCCGGGCAGTCACGTTTTGCTGACAGCAGCAACGCATCGAACTACATTACAATTGGCGCAGGTGCAAACGCCCCTTATAGCAACGCAAGCATTTCCACCACCACGGCAGGTCTTGCGATTGTTGCTGAAGGCGCTGGCAACATTACGTTCCGCAACAACGGCAGTGAAGCCATGCGGATTGACGCCGCAAACAACCTCGGCCTCGGGGTAACGCCGAGTGCGTGGGGGAGTACGACTCGTGCAATCGAACTAGCAGCTGGCGCGATTGAGTCGGGGACTAGTGGCGTGTTCTTGGAAGTCATACAGAACGCATATTTCGACGGTACGAGCTACATCTACAAAAACACCGCTACTGCGTTGCGCTATACCCAAAGCCTTGGCGCTCACCAATGGTTCAACGCCCCCTCCGGCACAGCAGGAAACGCTATCGCCTTCACAGAACGCGCTCGCATCACTAGCGGGGGTGATTTTTTAATTGGGACAACTACATCGCAAGACCCGTTAACAGTTACAAATGGAGCAACAATCAATGGCGGTGGTTTAGATTTTTCAACTAGCGGCACAAAAAACTGGCAAGTCATTGGTAATGCAACTGACTTTTATATTGGCAACCAAACTCTTACAAGATACGCATCACTTGTTGGAATTACAACCTTCACTGCTTGGACTTTTGTTTCAGATAGACGGCTGAAACATGAAATTAAAGACTTGAGTTATGGTTTGAATTCTTTGATGCAAATCAAACCAAGAGAATTTAATTTTATAAAAGATAACCAGTTTAGCATCGGCTTTATTGCTCAAGAACTGAAAGAGGTAATCCCAGAAGCAGTTATGGGCGATGAAATTGAGTTTGATGATAACGACTCACCAGAAGAACGAGCATCAAAAACAATGGGGGTCAGCAAAGAAATGCTAATTCCCGTATTGGTCAAAGCCATCCAAGAACAACAAGCCCTCATCACTCAACTGCAAGCAGATGTAGCTGCATTGAAAGGCCAAGCATGAAATTTGAACTAGACCAGAACGAAGCGCAGTTTATCGTGCAAGTCATTGGCAACCTGCCAACACAGTCAGGAGCGCATCCATTGTGGCAAAAGCTGGTAGCACAGTTTAACGAGCAAGTACCACCCAAGACCGATGACGCCTGAACTCCAGCGCTACTACGAGGATCGCTTCTCGATGATGGCCACGCCAGGGTGGGCCGATCTGTTGGAAGATATTGACAAAATAATATCTACTTTGCAGGATATTTCCACCATTGACGGCGAGAAAGATTTACAATTTAAGAAAGGCGAATTATCCATTTTGATTTGGCTGAAAAACCTGAAATCGGTCAGCGAACAAGCCTACGAGGACTTGAATGAGAAGAATGTATGATTTCCGCTGCGAAAGCGGCGAAAAGATTGAACGATTGGCAACATTTGATGAACAAATCGTTCGTTGCAAGTGTGGCAAGTCAGCCCGCCGCACGATTTCTGTTTCGAACTTTAATTTGGAGGGATGGTCTGGGGATTTTCCTACTGCGCATCAGCAGTTTGACCGGAAACACCGCGAAAAGTTAGAATCGGAGCGCAAAGCGAACGGATAAGCAATTTCGCCCCGTTCATGTTTAATCCTGGGAACCAAAAGCTGGCAGGAAAAGGAACCACGACATGTTGATTGATAAAGAACCCGAGATGCCTAGTGAGTTAGAGGCAGAGGAAGCAAAACTACCTGAACTTGCAGCGCCCGAAGTACCTGAATTGCCAGACCGCTATCGCGGGAAGTCAATTGAGGACGTCGTGAAAATGCACCAAGAGGCCGAAAAGGTCATTGGGCGCCAAGCGCAAGAAGTTGGGGAAGTGCGGAAACTGGCCGATGAACTTATCAAGCAAAACCTTGGTGCCAAATCTCAACCTGTTGGACAGGAAGAGCCGGAAGTAGACTTCTTTGAAGACCCGAAAAAGGCGATTCACAAGACGATCGAGACGCACCCTGATGTGCTCGCTGCCCGTGAGGCCAGCGCGCAGTTTAGAGTGTTGCAAGCCAAGCAAAAGCTCGCGCAGACCCATCCTGATTATGAGCAGGTGGTCCAAAACGAGGACTTTACGAACTGGGTGAAATCTTCACCGGTGCGTATTGGCCTTTATGCAAAAGCAGACGCAGAAGCGGATTTCGATGCGGCGAATGAGTTGCTGAGTACCTACAAGGAACTGCGTGGAGTTCGTACCAAGCAGGTGGAACAGCAGGCAACTGTCGCCCGCCAGCAGACGATGAAAGCCGCACAGGTCGACAGTGGGGGCACCGGGGAGAGTTCAAAGCGAGTTTACCGACGTGCTGACCTTATTCGGCTGAAAATGACCGACCCAGCCCGGTACGACGCGTTGTCTGATGAAATTATGGCGGCGTATGCAGAAGGGCGGGTCAAGTAACCTTTTGACCTTTAGGAGATAGACATGGCAACCGCATTTAACCCTACCAATAGCGTCACCACAACTACAGCAGCAACCTTTATTCCAGAAATTTGGAGTGATGAGATTGTTGCTGCCTACAAAAAGAACCTCGTCTTGGCCAATTTGGTCATGAAGATGAACTTCCGTGGCAAGAAGGGTGACACTGTTCATATCCCTGCACCGACCCGTGGCTCCGCATCGGCAAAAACTGCAACCAACGCAGTTACGCTGATCGCTGCAACTGAGTCCGAAGTCCAAGTGTCGATCAACAAGCACTATGAGTACAGCCGTCTGATCGAAGACATCGTCGAAGCGCAAGCCCTGAACAGCCTGCGTCAGTTTTATACCTCGGACGCGGGTTACGCTCTGGCTCGCCAGGTTGACACTGATCTGGTGCAGCTGGGCCGCGCATTCAATGGCGCAACCGTTGGTACCGACGACTATGCAACTTCGGCGGCAACTACTAAAGCCTTTATCGGTTCGGATGGCACGACTGCATACAACTCGACTTCGTCGAATGCAGCAGCACTGACCGACGCTGCTATCCGCCGCACAATTCAGCGTCTAGATGACAACGACACCCCGATGGACGGCCGTTTCTTTATCATCCCGCCATCATCGCGTAATACCTTGATGGGTCTGGCTCGTTACACTGAACAAGCCTTCGTGGGTGACGGCAACGCCATTCGCAACGGCGAGATCGGCAACCTGTACGGTATCCCCGTGTTCGTGACTTCCAACGCCGACTTCGGCGCGGGTAATTCGGGCGCTGACCGTATCTGCCTGATGGGTCACCGTGACGCGATGGTGCTGGTGGAGCAGATGGCTGTTCGTTCGCAGACTCAGTACAAGCAGGAATACCTTGGTACCCTGTTTACTGCTGATACGCTGTACGGTGTTAAGGCAATGCGTACAGCAGCTAGTACGGGCGCTGCGACGTCGTCCTCGGCATTTGCTCTGGCAGTTCCGGCCTAATTAAATTCCCCCGGCCAATGGTCGGGGGATTTTCAACCTAATTAGGAGAACATCATGGCAAATGCAACTTCCGTGACCGTTCGTGCTGGCAATGACCAGTTTCGCGGTCTGTACACCAACACTTTTTTGGTACGCGCCACGCTAAACGCAGATAGTTTAGCTGACGGTGCTGGCGATACCGATACCGTGGCCGTCCCAGGCGTTGCCTTGGGCGACATGGTGCTAAGTGCTTCTCTAGCGGTTGATGTAGCCGGTCTGATTGTGACTGCTTACGTTAGCGCAGCTGACACCGTTAGCATCCGTTTCCAAAACGAAACCGGCGGCACTGTCGACTTGGCATCCGCCACGTTACGTTTGGTTGTCGTTCGTTCGTTGGCGTAATACCCAGGGGCTTCGGCCCCTGGTTTCACTTCTGGAGGCACCATGGTCGCAACATTCCGCTGTTTGCAAAGCGGGCAAACTGTTACGTTTACGCTCCAACACGACATTGACAGTATGAAGGGCCACGCTGGCTACGTTCGTATTGACGACGACGCGCCGGTCGAGGAATTACCACACCAAGTAGTCATGCGGCCGCCTGAAGTACCCCGGCGACCGGGACGACCAAGGAAGATGGAAAATGTCTGACATTGATCCAAGAGAGTTTGGCAAGTTGGAAGCCCAAGTCGAAGCCTTACAGAAGGAAGTCCATGCCCTGCGCGACGACGTCAAGCAGTTGCTGGAGATGGCCAACAAGTCCAAAGGCGGGCTTTGGGTGGGTATGTCGATTGCGTCCGCCGTTGGCGGCGTAATCACGTTTGTTGCAGATCGAGTCTTTTTTAAGGGGTGACATCATGCCAATAGTTGACGGAAAAAAGTACCCATACACGAAGAAAGGCAAGCAAGCTGCCGCTTCGGCCAAGATTAGCAAGTTGCGCAAAGAAGGCTATCCGCAGAAGCAAGCGGTGGCCATTGGTCTTAGCATGGCCGGCATGGCCAAGAAAAAGGCCAAGAAATGAAGCCCGGCCTGTACGCCAACATAAACGCCAAGCGTAAACGCATTGCCGCCGGATCGGGCGAGAAGATGCGTAAGCCTGGGTCTAAAGGTGCTCCGACTGCCGCCGCGTTTAAGGAGTCGGCCAAAACGGCTAAACCGAGGAAAAAATGAAGACTCCAGCCTGGCAGCGAAAAGCCGGTCAAAACCCAAAGGGCGGCTTGAACGCTACAGGCCGCGCGTCTTATAATGCAGCAACAGGGGGCGACCTCAAAGCGCCGGTCAAAGCCGGCGACAACCCACGACGAGCTTCTTTTCTCGCCAGGATGGGCAGTATGCCCGGCCCGGAATACAAAGATGGCAAGCCAACTCGGCTGTTGCTCTCTTTGAAAGCCTGGGGCGCATCATCCAAGGCGGATGCAAAGGCAAAAGCTAGCGCTATATCCGCAAGGAATAAGGCGAAGAGCAAATGACCTATTTAGAACTCGTCAACGATGTGCTGGTCCGCCTGCGAGAGCAGACGGTGACCACTGTCTCACTGACTACTTACTCCACGCTGATCGGTAAGTTTGTCAACGATGCCAAACGGCAAATTGAAGACGCTTACGATTGGAATGCGCTTGGCACGGAAGTCGACGTTACAACATCATCTGGTGTGTACGAGTATGCTTTGACTGGTGCCGGTCAAAAGTTTCGCGTGACCAGTGAGCCGCTAAATACCACGTCGAATGTTGTGATGCAGGTAATTCCTGTAGGCGACATGCGCCGCAAACAAAACTTGCTACCCATTGTCAACGCGGTGCCTACTCAATACTGCTTTGAAGGTGTAGACGGTAACGGCGACGCCAAAGTACAACTCTACGGCCGCCCAAATGGCGTGTACACCATTAAGTTTTTCTTAGCGGTTCCACAAGCTGCGCTGTCGTCGAATTCGACGTCGGTGTTGGTGCCGGATGTGCTGGTGGCGCAGAACGCTTACGCCAGAGCGTTGGTTGAGCGCGGCGAAGATGGCGGTCTAAATTCTTCGGAAGCATATGCGCTGTACAGAAGTATGCTGTCTGATTATATAGCGCTGGAAGCCACACGCTTTCCTGAGATGCAGGAGTTTGTGTCGACATGAGTCAAGCAATCCAAACGTACAGTATTTCAGCGCCAGGTTTTTACGGGCTGAATACACAAGATTCGCCGCTTGATTTAGCGGCGGGTTTTGCTTTGGACGCAATTAACTGCGTTATCGATCAGTACGGTCGCATTGGCGCACGCAAAGGTTGGGACAACTTAAACGCCAGCACAGGCAATCTTGGTTCCAATCCGATTGGTGTTCTCCACGAATTGGTGGTGGCGGACGGAACATATACGATACTATTTGCTGGCAACAATAAACTTTTTAAGTTGGACGGCAGTAATGCCGTGGTTGAGTTGACTTATGGGGGCGGGGGAACAGCACCAACAATTACGGCCAACAATTGGCAATGCGCGTCGCTTAACAACATCACTTATTTTTTTCAAAGTGGCCACGACCCACTAATTTACGATCCGACAGTTAGCACCACAACTTACCGTCGAGTAAGTGAAAAAACTGGCTATGCCGGAACGGTACCGTTGGGCGATATTTGTATTTCAGCTTATGGCCGGCTGTGGATTGCAAACACAACGACGGACAAACAGACCTTGACGTTTTCGGATCTAGTGTCTGGCCACGTTTACACCGGCGGATCGTCTGGCACGCTAAACGTTAACAGCGTCTGGCCAAACGGGCCGGATGAAATTACCGCATTGGCGGCGCATAACGGTTTTTTGTTTATCTTTGGTAAGCGCCAGATTCTGGTGTACCAAGGCGCTACTGCGCCGTCGACCATGTCGCTATATGACACGGTGATTGGTATTGGTTGCATTGCACGCGATTCGGTACAAGGCACGAATACGGATGTGGTGTTCTTGTCGAATAGCGGCGTGCGGTCGGTATTGCGCACGATTCAAGAAAAATCCGCGCCGTTTCGTGACTTGAGCAAGAACGTACGTAATGATTTGATGAATATCGTAGCGGGCGAAACAGCAGCTAACATCAAAGCAGTGTATTCGGAAGTTAACGCGTTTTATCTGTTGACGTTGCCATCTAACAAATCTGTCTATGTGTTTGATACACGCGGCACGCTACAAGACGGCGCATCAAGAGTAACGACTTGGACAAGTATCGAGCCTACTGCATTATTGGCGCGGCGTAATGGTGATTTGTTGATCGGCAAAACAGGTTACGTCGGTAAATATACGGGATACACCGACAATGGTGCGGTTTATCGTTTGCAGTATTTTACAAACCACGCAGATTTAGGCGATCAAAGTGTCACCTCTATTCTGAAAAGATTGTCGATTGTGGTGATTGGCGGAACGAACCAGTATGTCACCATGAAGTGGGGGTTTGATTTTACTGAAAACTATCTGTCGCAAAACGTACAGATCCCAAAGCAATCTGTAGCGGAGTATGGTGTAGCTGAATTTGGTGCTAACGGATCGCCGTTAGCTGAATACGCCGATGGCATCGCGCTTCAAACTTTGTACGCACAAGGCACTGGAGCGGGCAAGATTGTGCAGACAGGTTACGAAGCAGATATTGATAGTTCGGCGCTGTCTATTCAGCGCATTGAGATCCAAGCAAAGAATGGAAGGGTGTCATGACTAATTATGTTAAGAGTACGGACTTTGCCGCTAAAGATGCGCTGGCGTCTGGCAATGCAGGCAAAATCGTTAAGGGCACGGAGATTGACACCGAGTTCAATAACATTGCTACCGCAGTCGCCACCAAGGCCGACACCGCGTCACCAACATTTACTGGTACGCCTTCGCTGCCCACGGGTACGACGGGCGTTACCCAGTCGACATCGGACGACAGCACTAAATTAGCCACGACAGCGTTTGTGCAAGACATCGCGGACGCGATCAAGAACGCGCTGTATCCTGTAGGTTCTATCTACATTAACGCGACGAATAACACCAATCCGGGTACGTTATTAGGCTTTGGTACTTGGACAGCATTTGGTGCTGGTCGAGTCATGGTCGGTTTCAATAGCTCTGATCCGTTATTTGATACTGCTGAGGAAACTGGTGGTTCTAAGGATGCGATTGTTGTAAGTCATACGCATACAGCAACATCGTCTGTTACTGATCCGGGTCACACACATACTGTAAATAACACTGGTGGCGCTCATCATAGCCCATTGACTAACTCACCTGTAGCTGCTGGTTCTGGCTTTAATGGAGTATTAAACATGCTCACTGGTAGCATAACTACAGGGATTACTGTTTCAACATCTAACAGCACGACAGGTTCTAGCGGTACTAATGCTAACTTACAGCCTTACATTACTGTTTATATGTGGAAGCGGACTGCATGATTATTGATACGCTACCTGATCGGCAATTGATCCATCATTTTTCTGATGGGTTGTACGCCAAAGAGATTCGTGTACCGGCGGGCACTGCGATATTGAAGCATACGCATGATTTTAGTCACTTGTCGATTTTGGCTAAAGGTAAGGTAGCAGTATTGGTAGGTGACGATATTCAGATTGTTCACGCGCCAGCGTGTTTGGAAATTAAGGCAGGCGTCACGCATGGCGTGAAAGCTATTGATGATTGTGTTTGGTACTGCATCCACGCAACCGACGAGAAAGACCCGGCGAACGTGGACAACGTGTTGATTAAAGGAGAATGACATGCCTATCGTTGGCGCTTTAATAGGAGGCGGCCTTGGGCTACTAGGCAGTTCGATGCAGGCAAGCGCGACTAGACGCGCGGCTGAAGCGGGCGCTGCCGGAACTGTTGAAGCCGCGCGTATTGCTGCCGAAGAAGCACGTTTTCGCCCAATAGGCCTTACGACACGTTTAGGCCGCAGCCAATTTACGTTTAACCCGGAAGGACGTGTGTCGGGCGCAGGGTATGAACTATCGCCCGAACTACGCGCCTATCAAGACAGATTGTTGGAGTTGACTGGCGGTGTTGGGCTAGACGTTGCCGCCGCAGCACCAGGTCTATACGCGCCGATGCGAGACGCGGCGGGGCGGCTGTTTGCTTTAGGCGGCCAATATCTGTCTGAGTCTCCTGCTGACGTAGCGCAGCGTTATATGACGTCGCAACTCGACATCTTGGCGCCGCAACGTGAGCGCCAATTGGCCGCGCTGCGTAACCGTGCATATCAGACTGGCCGCGAAGGTTTATCGGTAGGCGCAACTGGTTTGCGTCCTGGCGGCGGTGAAGGGTTGCGTGCGACAAATCCTGAGATGGAAGCGTATTACAACGCAATTGCACAGCAAGATGCCGAATTAGCGCGGCAAGCCCAGCTACGTGGTCAGCAAGATTTAGCTTTCGGCACCACGCTATTTGGCACAGGTGCTGGTTTGCTTGGCGGCTATGAGCAAGGTTTGGTCGGTTCACTTGCACCGTACCAAAGTTATCTTGGTGGGGTAACCGGCCTAGAATCTATAGGTCAACAACCTCTAAGTTTAGGCGCGGCTTTAGGCGGCGGAAATACGGCGTCGGCACAAGCCTTACTAAGTGGCGGTACCGCCGCTGCAAATCTGCGTATGCAAGCCGCTCAACTCAACCCGACTGCGTCATTCCTGCAAGGTCTTGGTACAAATCAACAACTGACGTCCGGGCTAGCAGAAGGTATACAAGGTTTATTTGGTGGTAGCAGCGGCCCAGCCTACAACCAAACGCAAATAAGAAGTGATGTATTGCCCGAAGGTTTTCCGACTAGCTATTTTAATTCAACCTCACAATTTACAGGACGACCCGGCTATGGCTACCTCTGACATCTTAGGCCTGTTCACCTCGCCGGAACAGTACCAGCAGCAGCAAGACTTGATGATGCAGCGCCAAGCGGCAGAGTTGGCGCAACTTGATCCGTACCAAAGCGTTCGGTTCGGCGCGATCCGTGCCGGTCAGCAGTTCGGTCGCGGCTTGGCGGGCATCTTGGGTGCAGAAGACCCACAGCTGCGCTTGATCAGCACGCGCCAATCGGCTTTGCGCGGTATCAACTTGGGCGACCCCGAGTCGATCTTCACCGCCGCCCAACAACTCGCCGATGCAGGCGATCAGCAAGGCGCGTTGATGTTGGCCGACTACGGTCGTAAAGCCGCTGCGGATAAAGCATTGGTAGAGCAGCGCACACGCGAAAGAATGTCGCCTGCCTTGCAAGCGGCCGCGCGTATTCGCGATCTAACCAAAGATAAAGAGAAGTTACTGGGAGAAGGTGCTACCGCAGACTCTCCTGAAATAAAACTTATCGACGCAGAGATAACTTCTTTGAGTCGTGGTGGCAAAGCTCCCGGTGCAGACCTGACAGATGCGCAAAAAAATGCGCGGGCTTTAGCTTTCCTAAAAGGACCGGAAGGAACAGTAGAATTTGACACTGAATACGCAAAACAATTACCGTTAATGCTATCAAAAGGCGGGCCCGAGGCGTCAAAAGAAATTAATTTGGCTAATAATATAGTCGACATAGAAAAACAAATACGAGAAGCGGCTGACCCTAATGCGCCAGAAGTAATGGATTTGAAATCTAAAGCTTCAATACTTCGTTCTCAACTTAAAGGTAACAGGCCAAATCTTACGGTTATTGGAGAAGCGAAAAGTGGCCCTGATAAAGGTAAAGCTGTACTTGTTGATGAAGTTAACGACCAACAATTTATTTATGATATTGATAAAAACGGCAAACAATACCGTAAACCGTTTACCGGTGATGTAGATAGGGTTACTTCTTCCGTAACGTCGACAACTACTGTTTTACCTTCGGGGCCAAAACAAGTAGTTGAAGGGCTTGGTAAGCTTGACGTTGAAGATGTAAAGATCGCGCGCGAAAATAAACGCGCTGCTGTTGCATCTAATATAGCGCTACAAAAATTAACTGCATTAGATAACCAGGGCTTAATTAGCGGTGCTTTTGCAGCTAGTAGAGTGGGCGCAACTAACTTCTTAAATACTTTAGGGTTACTTAGCGCAAATGATGCAAGCCAGTTAGCTACTTCAGAACAATATCAAAAAGTAGGTTCTGACCTTGTGTTCCAATCTTTGCAAGGTAAGTTAGGCACTGGTATATCTAACGCTGACCGTGATTTTATTGAGAAAATATTCCCCAGATTGGAGAACAGCGCGGCAGCAAGACGTGAGCTAATACAATATTTAACTAAGAAAAATAACGCAATTATTGAAGAAGCCAACGCAGTAGAAAACTGGTTACGTAAGAACAACTCATTAGATGGGTACACACCAAAAATCAGCGGCATATATACGCCGCCGTCCAGCCCTGTTTCTAAAATGACCGACCAAGAATTGCGCGATGCGCGGGCTAGATTGCTTAAAAAATAAAGGTAAATGATGGCTCAGACACTTACACTGGAAGAAGTTGAGCAGGCGATGCGCGATCGTGGCATTCTCACCAGTACCGGTTCGGTTATGGATGAGAAAGGCACGACGCTTCAGGAGTTTAAGAATTTTGGCGAATCCTTGTTCAAGGGCGCGCCGATGGGCATTATTGACATTCTTGGCGGTTGGGGAAATCTGTACGATTACCTGAAAGAGAGCAAAGACCCGAGTGCGTTTTCATCCGCTGGCATTGCACGCGGTGTTAAAAATCTGACGGGCATTGATTTGCTGAAGATTCCCGGCTATCGAGGCGCGTATGAGTTTAGTTCTTCCGGTGCGCCTGCTGCCGCGTTAACTGCCGTCGGTGTGCCAGGATTATTTAGCCGCACTAAAACGGGGGTTGCTGGTGAATTCGGCGTTGGCGGCACAACAGGATTATTCTCAAGCCAAGTAGCGCCTGACAGCCCAGCCGCTCAACTTGCATTAGGCATGACGCCGTATGCTGCCAAAGCATCCTATCTTGGCGCGCAACGATTAATGACGCAACCTAACGTGAGAATGCCGTCGGTGCCGGAAACGCAATCACTATTGCGTGTTGGCCGTTTGACGCCAGGCGAAGCGGCGGTAGATCGCCCACAATTAGCTATCGAAGCCCGCGCAGAAGCATCGCCGCGCAGCGGCCAAGCGCCTATCGCATTCCGTCAAGGACAAGCGTTAGACGTGGAAAGTTTCCTTGATAAGCTGTTTCAGCGTTCGGCTGGCGCGCCGGTCACTTTGCAGCGCGCAGAAGCTACAACCAAAGCCGTCGTGGATGCGTTTAATAACTACGGCAAAGCGTTGTCGTCTAAGTTGCGCAGCGACGCCAATAAAGACTTTAAGGCCGCAAAAACAGCAGGCGGCATGGTTGATACCACACCAGTGGTAGATAAAGTGCGCCAGCAATTGGCCAGCATTGCGCCAGAAGAACCCGGCTTTGCGCAACTGCGCTCGTCATTAGAAAAGATTTTGACGGAGTACGTTGAGCCAGGTAAGCCTGCGACCACAACGACATCAGCTGTGGTTGGCCCAACAGGTCAACCGGCCAGCGTTACTGTGACGCCAGCAACGCCAGACGTCATCAAATCAATCGATATCAAGCGATTGCAAGATAACTTGGCGTTGTGGGGCGACGCGGCGTATTCGGGCAAAGCCACAATTGGCGGCAGCAACATTTTTGAGGGTGTAGCGCCAGGCAAAGCTAAAGGCATTGCTATGAATGTGCTGCGCGGCTTCAAAGAATCGCTGGATCAAGCAATCGCTAATAAAGTGCCGGGTGCCGATAAATTGGTTCAGGCGCGCGATAACTTTGCGACCAACATACGTCGTATCGAAGAATTTGCTGATCGTCCTTTAACCAGGGAATTTGATGTTGCCAACGTCACGAAGTTGGTGCCGGAAGAAGTACTGACGAAACTTAAGAAACTGCCCGAGTCTCAGCGCAATTTCTTGGTTGATGTCATGCAGAAACACCCTAACCCGCAAGTCAATCTAGTGCTAGACACAATACGTCGCAGTACGATGGACGACATTCTAGTTAGCGGTCGCACGTCAGGGTCAGCATTAGACCCAAAAATAAGCATTGCAAAAACATTAAGAGCGCTGAAGAAAAAAGGCGACTTGGCGGCGTTGTTTCCTAACCCTGCCGATTTGCAAGAAGCGCAGTTAGCCATAAAGTACATGCAGCGCGTATTGGCAAAAGAAGCACCAGCAGGTACGCCGGGTATCGGTGCAGGTACGGCATATAGTGCGTCACGCGGCGCAGGCGCGACGGCCACACAAGGTTTGGTTGCTAAAGAACTTGAATCTTTCGTAACCGCGACGTTAATGAGCCCAGAAGCACTTTCCAAAGTGCTGTTTCAAGGCGATAACCGCAAACTGCTGCTTGACCTAGCTAAAGGTAAGACCAAAGGTGAGAAGGCGTACATTGCTGTCCGTAAACTTGGTGAAGGTCTTGCTATTACCGGCGCGCGTGGCGGCCCGATGGTTGGCACCGAGCGCCCGGAAGTTGAAGGTGAAGGTGCGATGGCGCCTGCGCCATCTGCTGGACCATCTATGCAAGAGATTGAGCAGGAGATGCGCGACCGCGGTTTATTGGAGGAATAAATTGACCCGCTAACCCTTCTTGCTGCTGCCAATGCTGCGGTTGCGGCGGTCAAGAAGGGCTGCCAACTTTACAAGGACATCAAGGGCGCAAGCGGTGAGGTGTCCGAAGTACTGAAGGACTTGCGTGCGCAGTTTGACAAGGTAACAGGCGGCAATCCAACCGTCGAGCAGAAGCAGCAGTACAACGCCGAGGTGCAGCGCGTTCAGGAGATTGCCAAGGCCGATCCGAACGATGTCTACACTCAGATCGGTGACCAGCTGGGCGCGTTGATGGACAACTATGATGCGTTAAGCAAGGCGCTGTTGGCCGAACAAGTAGACGGCAAGAAGGTTTACAAAGGAGAGGAAAGCATTGGCCGCCGGGCGCTGCGCCGTATCATCATTACGACACGATTGGATGCCATGCTGACTGAAATACGCGAAACGATGGTGTACCAGGCGCCGCCCGAGTTGGGCTCACTGTGGCACAAATTCGAGGAGATGTGGAAGACCATCGTCGAAGAGCAGGAGGCAGCGCACGCAGAGGAACTTAAACTAATTCAGATTGCCAGATGGCGACGCAAAAGAAAAATAGCGGAAATAAAAGCCAGAATAACTTGGATTTCGGCAGTCGTTTTCGTAATTCTGTGGGCGGTGGGGCTGATGTGGCTAACGACAAGAAGCGCGACGATGAAGACATCCCTTGGTCTTTACTGATTACCGTAATGGCCGTACTACTAACCTTTTTTGTATTACTTCCCGTCATGGCTTTTATGTACTGGGATATGTATAACGCAACACAAGCCGCGGTCAATGAGGTGCGAAAGATGCGCGAATTGCGGCGTGAAATTCAAGTTGAAAGGATGTATGGCCAATGATTACTGAAGCCCAACTCCGTCAAATCATCCCGCAAAACAAGTACGTCGAATACTGGCACAAGGCGCTTGCGCAACTCTTTCCCGATTACGACATCAACACCCCGAAGCGCATGGCGGCGTTCCTGGCCCAATGTGCCCATGAATCGGGCGGCTTTACCGCTATCGTCGAGAACCTGAATTACAAACCTCAAGCGCTACGGCGCCTCTTCCCAAAATACTTTTCCGACGATGTCACAGCTAATCAGTATTGCGCGCGGCCTAACAAGCAAGAGGCTATTGCAAATCGCATTTATGCTAACCGTATGGGGAATGGCGATGAACATTCTGGTGATGGTTATCGTTTTCGTGGTCGCGGCCTTATTCAGCTTACTGGACGATCGAACTATCAGGCTTTTGCTGACAGTCTGGAGATGAATATCAACGACGTGCCGGAATACTTGGGTACGTTCGAAGGCGCGGCGCAAAGCGCCTGCTGGTTCTGGGAAACAAATAACCTGAACAAATGGGCAGACACGGGCGACATCAAAGAGCTAACCCGCAGGATTAATGGCGGCTACATTGGACTAGACGACAGGATCAAACACTATGACCACGCGCTTCATATTTTTGGTGCTTAGTATCGCTGGCGTTGTCTGGTTGGTCGGCTGCGAGGATAGGTTCCGTTATCCCTGCCAGGACAACAAGAACTGGGGCAAGCCCGAGTGCCAGCGCCCGACCTGCGCGGTGACCGGTACCTGCCCCGACCAGCTGGTGCCTGCGGCTGACTTCAAACAGGAGGAACAAAAGTGAAGTGGACACCAGATCAAATTGACTCAGTCATCAAGCTGATTATCGGCACCACCTTCTGCATGGTACTGTTGATGATGTCTAGCCTGGCCATGTATTCGGTGGTCTTTGTGACCCAGCCAATGAATTCCATCGCACCTGCTGACAAGCAGTTTTTTATGCTGCTGTCGGACATGTCAAAGTACATACTTGGTGCTTTGGCAACATTATTGGCCATCAAAGGCAAGGACGGCGTGGCCAAGCTGATCGACCCACCACCTGGCGTATCCAAGGCCAGCGATTGGACCGACCCGCAGCCGCCCGCGCCGAAAACGCCGGCGCCAATCCATGCGCCAA